CTGTTAAATCTTTAATAACTCGGTGTAATGATGTAATTACTAGACGCGCCAAGGGAGAGCTGATAGAAAATGAAGTTAATACTGCCGAACTTACAAATGTAGTTTCAGTAATTGCTGCAGCATTTCAGACATATTTGGAGGATAATGTTGTTCTCCCTATGCAAGCAAACTTTGAAGTTTTTAATTCTTTTTCTATGAGCCTTCAGGGTTTGGATTCCTCTGCACCTCCTCCTATATTTGATTTAACTTATGGACCACCTATTTCAGTTAAAGGGCAGTTTGTATTGTCCCAGGATGGATTATACTATGATTCCAGAGGAGGTGGACTACCTGTGGTTTCTGGAGATATTTTGGATGCATCCTCGTGGGAATTGGAATATGCGCCCAACCTAGGGGGTAAAGGGATATTCTATGGGGATCAGAGATTAGAAGAACTAAAAAACACTGTCTTTAGTAAGGACTTTATCTCTGATTCCAAACTTGTGGCTAAGTATTATGCTGCAGATGACATCTTACAGAATCTAGAGCGCAATAAATCTAGACAGATTTCTATCGTGTCTGGGCAAATTAATGATCTCATTGTTTCTGGGTATGGCACGAACTCGGCAATGGTTATCAATTACTATAGTAACATAGCTGCTGTAGCATCTTCCTATGACTCCAAAATAAAGAAGAGGAGAAAGCAGGTTCAATTAGTTGCTTTGTTTGCTTCTGGGACTTACAGTTTTACTGAAGATGATATTGAGGAGCGACCCAAAAATTTAGGTCTGGGTCCCGGGGTTCTTATCGGATTAAATGGCGTCACTATGGATTCCTCCGGATATTGGGTTCCAATAGAGAGAGTCCCAGTCAATGATTTTACTTTTCTAAAAGGTAAACCCATTACTTTAACTTTAGAGGACCAGAGGGATATCTTGCTCTTCTCCGAAGATTTGGACGCTACTATTTTACCCATAGTTCCAAAGTTCCTTGTATCAGCACCACAACCGTTTTCTGTTCTGGACAAATTCTCTATATCTCCTACACCTATGGGAGAGTATCCATATATCGATGGAGATAAACATGTAAGTAGTACAGGAGCTTTCGTTCTCTCCTTACAAGACAGGATTGTTACGGACAGTCTGATATGTGCTTATAATTTCTTGAAGCCTGACGTTGTAGATGCCTCTTCAAACGTTTTCAATTTAGATAATTTTAAATCTGATTCTGCTGGACTTTTAAATGCACAATTGGTTGGTTCTAGTGTTAATCATGTATTTCCGTCTGGACTTTCAATTCCATTCCTTCGCGGTACTTTTTATAATGAAGGTCCCGTTGGGGAAACCGGAAAGAAAAATATTCTAGATACTACAGGACAAGGGGGTTCTTATATAATGCTTCCTACTAATAAAAATCCTGATGGTACTGTGAATACATATGCTGCAAGTACTTTGAGTGATTTGACGTATGGTATAGATCCTCCAGACGTAACAAAAGACCCCCAAGGTGGTGGATTTTCTTTTGATTTCTGGGTACATGTCCCGACTTTGAACGGTCCATCTATGAAGGATTACCACCGTTATAGAGTTATTCTCGCTAATGAGAATAGTGGGGGATATCTTGAGAGCCCTTTCATTCTGCCGGATAGGCTAATAATCGGGAAGGATCTCAACGTGGCAGGACAACTGAATAAAGTAACAAGAACTGATAGAGTGCAGGGGTTGGTTATTGGGTTTAGAGATAAAGGAGGCCCAACGGATCCGTCTGGCATAGAATTCATTATTTCTCCTACCGTTTCTCAAAATAGGAAACAAAGCAATAATGATATATGGGGTCACAGCGTATGTCTAGTTGAGGATTATGGGCTTACGAAGGGCAGAACAGGAGTCATTACCACCTCTAGTCTTACTGAGATGGGTATTACAAAAGCTGTAAGTAGTACTGTTAGTGGAGTTACATTAGGGGATGTAAGTTCCACTTTTATGCACATGTGTTTAACTTTTGATTACGGTTCTGATAAGGTTAGGACCATTGTAGATGGTGAAGTATGGGATGAGTCAAACATGGCTAGTTCTCTCATGGTCGGATATGCTCAGTCATTACAGATACCCTCATTCGCCAACAAAAAAGGAACCCCTGCTTCCCAATATTTCGAGAGTTTCACAGCTGACCCAGTGGAGAATGGTCCATCCGTAAATTTAGATGGTGATGCTTTTACGCCGTGGGTCATAGGAGGAGGCTTTACGGATGGCATAAATAACAGGGGGTTATCAGGTGAGGATGAGTACGTGGGATTTCTTGGGTATAACACCAACGCTTCTTATTACAACACCTATGGCTCTACTGGCGATACGGGATCTTCACAAAAGTCTCAGCATGGAAGATCCATTCCACTAGTCAGCACAAGGTGGCAGAGTGGGTTGAATGGGTACATAGGAAGTTTCAAAGTATATGGAAAAGCCCTATCTAGTACTGAAGCGAAGAAGAATTTTGACGCTCAAAAAGGTTTCTTTAAGAATATTGTAACATGATAGCCCCCCAAAGAATTGATTTTCTAACCACATCCAAACTTACTCCAATTATTGGAATTGGATTTCCGGTTGTATCGGGTACAGGAGGCTACTTCACCGCTACTCAGGGATTAACCACAATTTCCTCAAGCTTGAAACAATTGATATTGACCAATAAGGGGGAACGCGTAATGATGCCTGATTTTGGTACTACTATCAGATCTTCTCTTTTTTCCCTAATGGATGAAACAAGGAGAAGGGAAATGAAAGAAGAGATTCAATCGGCAGTTGCTTCTTATGAACCAAGAGCAATTTTAAAATCAGTAGAGATTTCATTTGAGGATTCTCAACACCAACTCACAATATCTATTGCTTTCTCCACTGCAGAAGATATGTCAACAACTCAGATTGTAGAGGTTATAATATAATGACTCAAAATGATAGTATTTATAGTACCAGTGCTTTTGATGGAACTGTAGCATCGGATTTTTTAGCTCTAGGCATAGTACCAGAGAACCTTAGAGCAGATTTAATAGATTACTCTACTGCTGATTTTTCTGAGTTCAAAACTTCTCTTCTCAATTACTTGCAAGCTGTCTATCCCCTGGACTACACTAATTTTGTTGAGTCTGATTTAGGCGTCATGCTAGTGGAATTGTTTTCTTATTTAGCTAGTGTTATTTCTTTGAAATCGGACCTTCTCGCAAATGAGATGTATTTGCCTACGGTACAGACTATTGGAAATCTTTCTAAGTTGTTGAATTTGGTAGGAATATCCCTGAAGGGACCAATCAGCAGCAAAGGAAGTGTGAGATGCACTCTTTCAACTCCTGATGCAATCTCTGGGCTAGAGACTTTAACTATACCGCTTTCTAGTAGGTCTTTTTCTGTTCCAAACTCTAAGGACGGGGGTGCTCTATTTTTTACTTTATATAAGGTAAACACAACTACCGGAGAGATTGATTTAGATAATGAAGATATACAATTAGAAGTTGCAGATTCGGTGGTAGGGGGAACAGAGTTCAACTCTTTGATTCTTCTAGAGGGGGAATTAAAAATTGATACTGGAACTTTTTCTGACCTAAACACTATCAAGTCTTTTTCTATAGAGTCGCCATCCATTGTGGAAAAGAGCATCGTAGTGTCTGCCAACACAGGTAACATATACAAAGAAGTCCAGAATTTGTTTCTGGCAGACAGTGGTGACGAAAAGGTATTTCAAAAGATTTACAACGATGATTACTCATGTACTGTTGTCTTTGGAGATAATGTCAGGGGTAAGTCTCCAGCAGGAGGAGTCAACTATAAAGTATTTTATAGAATCGGTGGTGGGTCAAGAGGTAACGTCCCGGCTCAGACTATTAATCTTAACATAACTGCTACACATTCTTCTCCTTCACGATCCGTCTCTCTGAATGTTGTAAACTCTACCTTTGCTGCCGGAGGTTCTAATGCCGAGACGGTGGAACATGCTAAGAGATGGGCTCCCTACTTTTTCAAGTCTCAATACAGGGCTGTCACGGGAGAGGACTACACGGCATTTGCAAATCAATTTGTGAGCACTGTTGGTCAAACCGCAAAAGCTCAAGCGGTTTTGAGGAGATCTGGAGCTGGAGCTAACATGATTGATATTTATGTCATTTCTAAGGCTACTGATTTGCAGGTCCAGCGCGCTACCCTTCCATTTAAAAGGGAACTCTTAACCTATCTCAACAAGTACAAAATGATTACAGACGAAGTAACAATTGTTGACGGTCTTGTGAGGACTATCGATTTGGTTGTAACGATCTTTGCAGATAAAGAATTTGAAACTTTTGAAGAAAATATTAAGACATCAGCTGCAAACAAAATCATAGATTTCTTTAGCGTTGATAGTAGATCGTTTGGAGAGCGCGTAGCTTTGTCAGATCTTCAAAGAGCGATTTTTTCTGTTCCAGAAATTAGATTCTCTCGGATTGATAATTTCTCAGAAGATATTAAATTGGGTTTCAATGAGATAGTACAATTGAATAACGCAGAAATAAATATAGAGTACGTATAAAATGGTTCGCAAGGCAGGTCTAGGGCGGCTCGGAAAGAGCAAAACTTATTATCAGTATAATTATGTTGATGTAGTCAAGAAGCTTGTCCCTTCCTTGTACGAAGATACCGACTCTACCATTTTTGGGCAAGAAGAGGATATTCTATATTCTATGCTCGGAAAGATCCTATTAGCGGCTAAAGACTGCCTAACTCTAATACCTCTTTCTACTACACTTCCTGATGCTACTTTGTCCGGACTTCAACAGCATTTTATACCTAAGAATGACCGTACTAATGTACAACCTTATTTATTTGAGAAGAAGATTCTTAAAGCGTTTGGAAAGAAAATCTCTGATTTTGAGACTATGGATTCATGGGGGAAATACGTTTCTGGAACCCTCTTAGGCAATATTAAACTGAACGAACCCAGTAACCTTTTTGTTTCTGGTGTTTCCGCTAATGTTAACTCCAGTGTGAGCAGTACGGCTCTTGCACACCAGTATCTCATAGACAATCTTTCGTGGTTATATTTTTTAAATTTCGATGGTCCTCCTAATGGATTCAATGCCTCTGCAGTAACTAAAGACCTTCTTGTAAGTTCCACTTACGTAGGAAAGAGTGTGCAGGAAGTGGATGGTGTCAAAGGTCTTTTTGAGTACCTCTGGAGGAATAAAGAATTAGCTCCGGCATCCGGGGTAGCTTATTTACCCCCTGATTTTAATCAAACGAGTGCTGGAGTATCAGCCAACATATACGCTTCTGGAACCCAGTTGTTAGAGGGTATAAAAACTCTTATAGGTGTATGGTACAATCCTAATGATGATGCAGCCACAGAGTTACAGACACAACTTGAGTTATTACAATCTTTAGGGACCTACAGCTCTAAAAGAATAACCGCAGGTCCTTTTCAAAGATTCCTAAAGGCTTTAAGTTTCGCTGCGTATGATGTTAATTCTCTTGTAGATGATGTAGGGACACTTATTGATATCGATAGATGTGATCAGAAATTTCTCAATTATCTTGGATCTTTAATTGGCTGGAAGGTATTAACGGGAGATGTTGACAGATGGAGAGGACAGTTGAGACAGGCTGTCCATTTGTACAAGGCAAAAGGTACCAGGAAAGCTCTAGAGACTGCAGTATCTTTGATGTTTCCTGGCGTAGGATTTAATGCGGCGAGCGCAACAACGGAATCATGGGAATCGTATTTTCCACGACTTATATATTATTTAATTGCTACCGATTCGAAAGTTCTAAACGATCCTAACTACAACCCAGTAACATACGGAACTGATCCTTCAGCTACTACGGTTTCCTTCCTCGATGTGCAAGGCAATCAAATCAATGCTATCAGAGGTATATCCAAAGAACCATTATACGATTCTGATGACCACGATAATAACTATAGGTTTGCAACTGACTATGTATTGAGTTCCCTGCAGGGAGCTACCAGTGCGATAAACATTAACGGAGTACCCTATGATCCTCTGACTTGGGATCCTGACGGTAACGGAGATGATTTTAAGGGTTTTCTACACAGAGGTGCCCTTGTTCCCGTACCTCCTTGGGAGAATGACAGATTTTACGATACTACTTTTGTGAATCCTCTTCAACTGCAGCATGTGTCAGGTTTATTGGTAGATGGCAGAGAAAACGGTGGATTAGAAGTACCCCGTGAGTATGTGAAAGGATTCACAAGGCTTGTATTAGATGAAAATATAAACTCGAGTTTGATGAATGGGTTGAATCTTAGGTGGAAATTTTTTACTCCCAGCTCACTTCAACCCCCAAACCTAGATTCTATAGTGACAGGAACGAAGGCACAGGACGCTAGTCTAAAGGACTATTGGAATTCGAAAGCATCCACGTTGTTTACAGTACTAACGGCTAGCTCGCTAATACAAGACCTCGCTCCAGGAGTGTCAGGAACAAATCCTTATAAAGCTTCCACGGAGGAAATTGTTTTTGTTTTAAGTCAGATATTCAGACAGTTTATACCGTTTCATTCAGTTGTTAAGTTCTTTGTTAGAGACGATTTCGAAGATAGGGCGTCGATAGCCCTAAGTGGTAGTACAGAAAGTTTTCTATATGCGATAGTCGTTGATACTTTAGAGGACACGGATGATCAGATTTTAAGAGATTTCATCCTCAGTGGGTATGTTGCTTCCGCTGTTAGTGGGTTGCAATCACCAAGTTCCGTTAGGATAAAATATACGGGTGTTCCTAGAACCTCCAGAAGACGTCGTAATTTAAAGTATATTGTCCCTGCTGGTAACTATTATCGAGATGGAAATTCTATGCCTATCGCCAGGAGTACTGGGGCTTCTGGGTTTGTATCCTCTGTTATAGAATATGCTAATGGACTCCAGAGGGATGTTGTGTTTAGTGGCGTAGGAGATAACTATATGAATGTGAGTTCCTTCATTCCACTCGGATATAACTTCTCAACAGGAAACTACTTCTCCACAAAAGGTTCTAATAGACGGATATATGATGCGTCTAATGACCTAGGACTATGTGCCCTCCCCACTCAGTTTGGCGGTGCTGAGGCAAGATCCGGTTACGCAGATGTCAGTTATTCTTATTATGGGGTGAGTGTTTCAAGTACTTATCCATGCCGGGCGTTAGGATATGTGAGTTCAATTAACATGCTGGGCCCCATAACTAGATCCAATATGGATTATTCTACTTGTGCATTGTACGGTACAGTAATGAGATCAAAGAAAACCAAGGATATTGCCCGTTCTCTTGCTACTAGTAGTATCGACAATGTCTCCCTGGGGGCTTCCTTTTGGGATATATGGAATAACCATCAGAAATATTTTGGAGGTTCTAATTTTAATTATACCTATGATGCATATTCTGCTTCTGGTGCTGTAGAGAGATTCGCGCGCGCTGGAGGGAGGAGCATGGGAGCCCAAGTATATGGACCTGGATTTTTTAATAGTAATTTATCTGTCCAAGGACATCTTGCAAAAGGAGATTTTGGTTCAGCTTCTGCTTTTGATAATATGACTACGCCAATTTCTCAATTTCCGCAGTGGAAAAACATAGTTGCTAATGAGGATTGTGTAGACTTTAAATACGAAGCGTTCAGTGGAGACGTTATAAATATAGATCAACCAACTTCTTTCTCTAATAAGTGGGGAAACTCCCGGGTTAAATTTCCAGACTATTTGGACACTGAAACTACTAAATGGGCTATTAATAGTGTAGTAAGTGGAGTCAACATAGTAGGAGATGATCGAAGTGAGGATAAGCCATCCTGGGCAGTATATAATACTCAGCAGTGGGGAGTATTACCGACATCCTCTAATGCTTCCGACGAGACTACCACTACTCCGGGAAATATATCACTATTCAACGAGGCTGGTCCAGACGGCGACATTCATGTTGATAAAACTGCAAGTATTCACCTCCGATATTCTCTGAATCAAGGTAGAGACTATCTTTGGAATTCGGAGTTTAGATGGAAGTCTGCAAGTACCTATGACGATGGAAGTGATACATTATGGAGAAATAACCGAAGTTCTAGTGGCATCGCGGGATGGGCCCTACAAGCTGCCAATACTAGTGACTACAAGGGAGGTGATTGGGTTGTAGGGAATAAAGGCAACTTTGGACCTACAGACACTAGTGGTTCAGTAGGCTGGTTTCTCTCAGGATTAAACACCGATACAGACCAATATTATCTATCTGCTACGGTGTCTGGAACTCCGTCGCGGGGGCATCCTAAATCAGTATATCTCCGCTGTCAATCCAACAAAACCTACGGAGGAGAGGGCTCTCTTTTATTTGGATTGATACCAGGTAGACAGTATAAACTTGTTGTAGAGTACATGACTAGAGACGCCGACGCTAGCGGTGTTTTAGTAGATTTTGAACGTCAGAACCCAGATCCCGCAGGAACTGACATGAGATATAACCGAAATGGAGGATGGACTGTAGGAGGTATGCCATTTCATCAAATATGTCCAGTCTTAGCTCCTGGTCCCAATACTGGTCTGTTTAATACATGTTCTCTAGACATAAACGTAAGTTCAACATTTATGCCTGGGGACAGATACGATTTGAAACTATCACCAGTTGGACCACGTGCTGGTGACCCGTTAGCATACGTAAAGCGATATGCGAGATATTTCTTCAAAAAGATCGAATTAAGGGAAGTTGATAGCAGCCCTACAAAGAGCAGGCTCATTCCAGAGAAAGACTACGAACTTTCAATCAGGCTCAAGCATGATAGGCTAGGGATTGGTGGAAAGGGAGTAGTTGGTGTGCGGATAAGAGTTGATAATATTCCTATCTTGTGGGATAATGTAGGTTCTTGGGACTCCCTTGGATACGACTCAGTACATGCAGGCTATAAAGGAAAAGGGAATACGTTCGCGTTTGATATCGTAGATCAGCAATGGAAAAATATTGTAGAGAATGACTACGAATATTGGACAGCCGGTTCTCCAGGGTCACCGGATCCTGGTAGGTTAAAGAATCTGTACTATGAATTTGATATTGATAATATTGTAGATGATACAGAGTTTCCTAAGTGGAAGTTATTGACAATACCATTCAATACTAAGAATGCTTACGATTATTCTCCTGACCAGTGGGTGGATTACTCCACTAGACAATATCAGCCATTCATTTATAAGAGTGGAAAACCTCTCCACAACGTGGATACTGTATACCATGTAGAAATAGGTAAATTCAGTTTTGATCCGGTTGAGACTAATGAGGCTGATAGGACTTTTTTGACAATCGACGAGGTGTCTTTTAAGCTTTCAGATTATTATGGCGATATCCCAAGTTTACACACATACGAAGCCGTGCAAAATTTAATAAGAAGATTTGACCTGGCTACATCCGGGTCTTCATCTAGAAATAGTTATTATTCTGCTAGTGCATTTCAAACTAGTGGAGGGGCTCGAATATCATACGAAGAAGAATATGGAAATATTTACTCCGGAACGGTAGATACGACAAATACTTATGGTGACACTAGCGGAGTAGTATACACTTTAACAGACGACTAATGAGAGGATTCGTAGAAATATACAAAGGCAGAGACGGCGACATGGAACTTATTCATGCCGACGATAACATAATTGTAGATGGAGCTCGTGAGCATATAGCAGATTTCCTTACTTTTAATCAACCTCCTACGACTAGACCCTACTATGCTTCATCTACCGCAAAAGCAAATAGAGTGTCTTATTTGCTCACATCATCGTTAGATACTTCTAATTTTAATGTGAGAGGAATTACTTTAGGTTCAGCACGTGAAAACTACGATTTTCGTCATGCTAAGTATACTCCTTCTGCTATGGAGACGAATAATGTTCATACTGGGTTTTATCATCTGTTACCCTATTTTAATAACCATGACTATAGAACTTATTCGTGGAATGAATATTCCCCATACCCCGAGCGTGTAGAATTATTTGAAGATAATATGTTTGAGAGTGTCGGTACCGACTTGGTCAAATTACATGGTACGAATGTGGGAGTAAATGACTTAGGACTCTTTAATAATTTTTCTCGTGTTTCTGACAAGGCACTCGAGCCAGACGGTTGGAAATCAAGTGTCGCTCTGACATATGTTGATAATCTTGGAAATACGCTACCCACCGATTCGTACCTAGGACCGGGAGCTAATGGTAAAGGTTTAAGGTTAATGAAGAAAACATCAGGTAGTTTTAGTGTCCATATTGATTTAGAGGGGTATCAGATAACAGAAGTTGATCAAACTTATAAAATAGAGTGGGATTTTCTAGCTCTGGATGACACTGCAAGTAAAATTATCGTGTGGGATAGTCCTTGGGGAGGTCCTGGTATTTTTGGGAATGATGCTAGACTTGGTAGAAACTCTTTCATGTTTACCCCTAATATTTCTAGTGCTTTTCAGTCGTGGGGGGGTTGGTTTAAGATAGGCTTTGCCACCAAAGGAGCAGCTGAAAGTGGGAGCTTCATCTCGTCCGATACGACTATAGATAACATTAAGCTTTTTAAGCAGATTAATCAGCCATTCGGACCACTTCTTTTTGACACCACTATGGCTGATTTTACCCAGGTTCCGTCTCAGTGGGAGTCAGATCCAAACTACAATGAAGACCCTTACAAACAAGTTAGACCTAAAAATTGGGTAGTCGAAAATGAGGATTACGAGAACTGGTCGGCAGGAAATAAAACAGGTACTTTAAATGACCCAACAGTTCCAACAAACTATGTGTCTTCCGTTTACATACTAACCGACCAATGGGCCGCCCCACATGATTCAGTTTCCGCGCTAGTATTTAATCGGTGGGTCGGCGATGACCCACTAACCACTGGAGTCAGTTCTTTGGGTATGTATCTTTACCCTGGAGGGTCCGAGTGGAAAGACCTTAGTGCTGGCACTTATAAACTCGAATACGCATTTGTCGGAAGTAATGATGCCTACCAATATCAGCTATACCTCGATAATTATCCGGGAGGTAACCCCGTAAGCGAATCCACCCCCGCACAAGACATTGCGTTTCTAGATACACAACCGGGGGTGGACGGAAACTATTCAAATACGTTTTCACAAAAAGCTGACATAAGAAGGTCTATAGAATTCACTGTGGATGAGCAGGTTGACGGAGGGGGGAATCCCATATCTAGACAGTTTGGGATATGGGTTAATAAGTTCATCGACCCAGAAGGTAACGATGGAGCTGAGATACCCGTCTACTGTAGCATAGCACATCTCAGACTTTATAGAAGGATCGGAGAAGATGTAGTGGACCCAGAATGGGAATTGGTACTTGATGGAGGGCCTATTTTCGATAATAATCTGTCTGGTCCCGGACTCTCTTTTCATTCTTCTGAAGTAGGTGACCGCGCTATTCTACGACAAAACATAGACCTTATAAAAGGAAATTCCTATAGATTTAATGTAACTGCATCTGGGAGTGATCCTGTGAGTGTCAGATTAGTCCGGCAGAGACATCTGTTGAATTCTGATGCTACCGAGTATTTCAATTTCGACCGTAGCATTTTTATGAGTGTTGGAGCTAGTATTGACCCCTCTACAGGAGTATATTCTACTCAGGAAAGAGTGATAAATCTTACTAAGAGACGACGAACTCATTCCTTCGATTTTAGATTACCAGAAAATCCGGTTGATGTATCTGCTTTTTCCGAAAAAGGCACATCCTACTATTGGGAAATCGTTCTCCCTTCTGAGGCAAGTGATTTTCTTTCTGACATTTCTATCGATAGTGTAGATTTGATAGACTTGGAAGCTGAAGTACTGAGAAATTCTGAATTTACCGAAACTCAATCAGTTATACCTAATTCTGATTTGCTAAGGAAATTCTTGGCTCCCTCTTACGGAGTCACTAATAAGCAGTTGAAGCAGATTGGGGTTTATGACTTTTCTGGTCCATCTGACAATATAGACCAATGGAGAGGTGCTTTTTTTCCTACATTTACGGATTTCACAAGCAATAGTCGTTCGGTACGTCAATTTGAGCGCCAGACTCACAACCCAAAAATAATTTCTCTGAACCCGGCTGATACTACTGAAACATCAGGAAGTGTCACTTACGAACTTTCCTCCGTGGGTCTTTCCAGTACCTCAGACGAAGGTTACATTAATATAAAATCTCTAAACCGTGAGTACTCGTCCCCTCGGTTGAGTAGAGCTCATTTTGGAGCTGTGTTTTATCTTAGTGCAATCGGAGAATTCGCTGATAGTCTTGGCACTATCCCCAACTCCGTCTCTGACAAGAGCAGGAATGTGCCAATGCAACTTTCGTTCTGGTATAGTAATGAAACTCCTGCTGCTAGTCTCCCACTAACCGTAACTCTAGAGTATATGGAAACAGGAGAGGAAATTGGATATTACGCTTTTTCTGGTTATGACGAAGACCCTATCAATGATAGCTGGACACATAGGAATACATGGAATACTGACGGAGGTTCGATAGGAGGTGGACACTTAGTTCTACCTGCTACAACTCTCGGCGAGTGGCGGAAGGCTTCTTATACTGTTGAGATGCCTGACGAGGCCTACTTAGATCCTTCTCTCTATTCGTTCCAAATCAGATTCCGTCCTATAGGAGATGGATCTAATTATCGTTCTACCTACATTAAAGGAATATCTTTTGGTCCTACTCCCGGCTGGAAATACGGATTCTTAGGTCCTAGTAGTACTGTAACCTATTCCGAGCGTGACACTCTTCTTTTGGATTTGTCTTCTCATACAGACAATCAAGGAGTTAGTAACGTGCCGTTCCTTGGGGCAACGCTAAGTGGGGTGATCCCAAACACAGATTATAGTCTGGTCGTAAAATATAAGACAAAGGCAGGAGTCACTGATAGTACAGAAGTTGTGAACCTGCAACTCTCTGGTGTTACTAGTGATTACTCAAATAGATATTTTTACAACTGGGGTACGAAGCAAAAAAGATGGGAGAAAGCTACGCCTGTTAAGAAGAAACTTAGTGGTACTAATGGTAGTTTTGTAACAAGCTCTCTACCTATAGCGGGAATGTCCACGGATCCGTTTCCTGTGTTCGACGTTGCTCAGGAATATTTTCTTAAGATTGGACATGAGATAGATGCACACATAGAGTTTGATTCTATAAAACTAATTCAATCTGCGAGAATCCCATACACCGGAGAGTTTAACAAGGATTCCTTGAGCACTTACGACTATGTTAGGAATCAGATTGATTTTACTGTAGATCCTTTTTACTGGGGTAACGGAATAACGACTTACCTAGATTCTTCTGGTTGTACTGTAGAGCTTATATCCTCTGGAATAGCAGGAGGCTTGGATGAAGGCGGATACTTTCAAATAACTAAACATGCAGACATCGTGACTGGGGGTGGTGATGATACTGCTATTATATTTAATTCTTTACAAAAAGATCTTAATATTAACGATGGTGACATAATAACCCTATCATATGGTCAATATGATTCTGCTAACTTAGGAACACCGGCACCTTCTCAAGATATAGTGTTAACCGTTTGGGACCCTGTATTAGAGCAACAATGGTACTGGGATGGATCGACTTGGACCAATGATTGGAGTAAGGTGAACAAAGGTAACTGGACTGCAGGGACTGGTAGTCCCCCGTTAGACAACTCAACACCTAATTACCCATTTAAGGAGAGGATTGCATCTGGCATAGTTGTTCAAGGTTCTCAATTCCATGATGATACCAGGTGGAAGGTTCATCTCTATACTAGAAATGAAACTGGTGGCACCCTTCCATATGTTCATCGTAGGTCTCCCTTGAAGATTTATAAAACGGGAAGAGTGGTTACCACAGAAAGTGGAATAGTTTATAATCAAGAGTATAGTTATGCTAGTGCATTGAGGAATGAAGATGTTTCTCCACTCGATACTACGTTACAATCCGCTTCCCTTGATGGGAGTGGCCCCGCAAGATTAGGTCACTTTGTAAACGCTATTCAATTTTCTGGAGCTCCAGAATTTTCTGCTCTCAAATTGGAGCAGGTCATCCAGAATGGGTGTTACCTTCCTGGTAGCGGTTTGGAACTTGATAGACTTTCTTTCGGTCATACAGACAGAAGTACTGCGAATACATTTTCAGGGGTGTTGAGTGGTATGTTAAACCAGCAGAGTGTTATAAACAGCGATGGCTACATTTATGAAGCTAGCGGGTGCGTAAGCTCTTATAACACAAAGGATTCTAGCGCGGGATTTGTAGTATCTGCAGCTCCAGTAACTGCAACCTACGGGTATAACGCAACCTCTACACCACGTGAAGTTAAGTACGTTCTCACACTAACAGCCAATGACTGGAAATTTCTCAACTATTACTACGGAGGTATTGGTAATATAGGACTGCATGTTTTTGATTTTGCGGCCACTGCCAAGAAATTTGGGGGGGAATCAGCTAATCCACCTTTCCTAAATAGGGATAAGTCTACACCTTATGGGAGCGGTAAGTTAACTGGGGGTAAAACATCCCTATATAATCTGACGGATCCATCAAAGAACCCGGTATTTAAATTATTCGCTAAGAAAATTTTCCAACCAGGCGGGTTAAAGATGAACCATGTTGACTATAATGAATTTGTAACTATTGTTTGGGGTATTAAATTTTAATGACTACAGGACTACGAGACTCTATTAAACCATCAGGACATCTTGAGATTACAAAAATTTACAAGGATGGACATCATGAGGTTGTTTATTCCCAACATAACATAATTACAGTTGGTATGGGAATAAACCTTTCTGAGTTATTTGCCGCTGCAGAAAGTAGTGACCCGTTACAAAATTCCATGGAGAGTTACAAAATAAAATATTTTCAGATTGGAACAGGTGGAGATGGAGTCACATCAGCTAGCAGTTTAACTTCTCTTGGGACTCCGTGCACGCTCGGACAGTACGGAACGAATCCTGATATTGACGTATTTTCTCACAATCTATGGCAAAACGGCGCTATAGCACAAAAAGCCTTTGCAGCAATAAAAGATGAATACACGTCAAAATCTGGTAGCACAGGGGTTAGTTTTAAATTTGATATAGGGATTGATGTTGCTAATGGTGTTGGCATAGATGAACTTGGAATATTTGCATCTGATCCATTCCGGAGACTTTGGACAGCAGACAATGTAAGGGCTTCTGTATTGTGTGCATATAGAAAATTCCCTGAAATTAGCAAAACCAATGATTTTGCACTCTCCTTTAAATGGACAATAACATTCTAAAATGCCTGGACAACTAAACAATAATGACATCCCTTCTGATAGTGGAGGCAACAGCAGCTTCTCCGTAGGGTCTGGTGGTGAGGATATAACCGAGATATTTGACACAGAGGTAACCAAGTATGGTGCACAGCAATTTTATAACTGGGAACAGGATAATATTCCCATTGTTGAATTAGAGAATAGGACTAATGCTCTCTACACTGCAGTTGCAGCAGCCGGTGCTGCTCAATCTACGTATAGTCCTGGAGTTGGGGGAAGAGCCGCCGTGGGAGGCCCTGCTTCACTCTCTAATAGCATCAGCGGGGGTATAACTCTCGTTCTGTCTTCTGTAGCAGATAAAAAGAATGGGGTTTATTCTAATTTGTATGAACTAATATCCACAATCCCAAAAAATATTAAAAATCCTATCTTAGTGGAGATTTGTACTTACGGAAATCTAGGCCTCTTGAATCTTGCTGATTTCAAAACTGAAGGCGCAGGCAGTCTAGAGATTGTAAATAGGAATTATGGAAATTGTTTTGGCGGGTTGAGTGGCACTAATACTGTGTCTGCTGTAGAGAGTGTAGGTGATTTTTCTGATGTTTATGGGACAACCACACAAACTTTAATTACTTCAGTATCATCTTATGACATGTTTAACGACGTGTCTTCGGCTCAATCTTCTAAAACTTCTGTTATCTGTTACAATGTATCTGGATGGAATCATAACTACAGATGTTTTGCTTTACAGGATTTTAGAACCAATGATAAGCTAGGTCCTATAAATTTCTCCTATGGAGGGCTAAATGGTATCGGAGGTAACCTTCCCTTCACTCGTGCAGGATCTGACACAGGGACGTATGGGTTTACGCTGTCTGCTTACTCAGCAAAATTTGATCACAGCATAAGCTCTCTTGATGCAAAGCCCGCTACAGAGAATGGTCACGGGACGGGATTAAAGAGTAACTTCGTAGATTATCCCACTGTTGGTGTATCCGCAAACTCCTGTGCATATGGTAACTATTTCACGAGAGTTAATGTAAATAATTGTACTGGCAATAGTATCCGTCTTACAAATTTGATGGTAGACTCTTTTTCAAGTTCAGGAGTAAATCTAAAACATAGAGCTACCGCCGGTTTTGATATTAACAATTCCAGAGTAGAGCTGCAAGGTACTGCGTCTGTGAGAAACAGATATTATGGGTATAAGTTTAATAACTCTACAGTTAGTGTGTCTAAGGGTATGATTGCATATCGCAATTATCCTATCACAGCTGGTGTCAGGGGGGTAAGCGCAAATGAGATAGAAGGTAATCTACCGTTTATTTGTAGTGGCGTAGGCTTGTATGCTGCAAATTCCACGATTGCATTTGACTCTGTTTATAGGCCTTCCAATGAACCTATCAATCATGCAGCAGGTGAATATTACCCGATACCCGGAAAACAGTTGTACCATTTTTCACACAACGGAACTGGAATGTATATAAAGGATTCTGTTGTGATTGGTGGTGTAGGAGGACATTCCAAATTAGGTCAGTACATGGGTGGAAATACTGCAGATTATCAGACTACTAAACTCGCTGCAACTCTTAACACTCAGGACGGTATTGTTACTGAAAATTCGAACTTTTTATACAACGGCATCCCATGGACCTACAGGAATGGAGCCAACGGGTTCTCGTCTAAAAATTCAAACATTGCATTTATTGGTGTGATATCGGAATTCAATTCCAGGGATGGTTTACATTTAGAGAATTCCAACTGTGTCTATGGGTATGGATGGGAGTTGTATAAGGGGGCTATATCTCCAGCTTACACGAATAAAATTGGGCAAGGTTCTAGAAACTCTCAAGTCCATTGTGATGGTAATGGATATCACAACATCTACGTCGGAAAGTCTTCCTGTATGAAACCTCAACACGGAAAAGACATGGGCGCTTACTATGGCGCAATTGGGGGTCGTCTGTCTGGAAGAGCTATGTCTGCTTCTTCCGGTTCGTATGGATACGCCAAAGATTACAATCCAATGGTGTGTGTTGACGATGGTTCTAAAGCTACTCTCCTTTCACTGGGAGGTGCTCAGACATCTCCAGGTAACAGTCTTGCGAGCTCTCCGTCTAAAGGTTATGTCGCCGCAGCGACTAATAACTCAGATATTACTTTCATTGGTACCTCAGCAAATGCTACCATGGCGTACCAAAATCAGTCGATCACCGCTTCAGGTGATCTTCCGTACCTGTGGTGTCGCTCCGCTTTTTATGCTGGGGACAACTCTACTACCAGATTTACGGGACCAACAAAGATTTCAGGGTTTGGGATCGCTTCTCTTGCTGAGAGGAATTCAACTACTAAGTTCTGTCCCATTTACGAATATGATAGTGACTATTTTGACAACTATGGTTTTGTACTCTCAGGCAGCACTGCTAACCACACAAAAGTAGAACTCCACGCGTTAAGAGCGTGCTTGGTAGCCAATGATAATTCCACTGTAGATTTGATGGATTTGGGTGGCTCTAGTACGGGTATGGCAACAAATAGCGCTTTGGATATTTTTCATTCAAATACCAGCTATTACAGATGTACTAGTGGTGGATATGTACAGTTCTATCCAAATGGGTTTACCGCTTCCGTTCTTAAGACAGCTGCAGGGAAGGCCGGTAACGTGAACTATAGAACTAAAGTTAATATTGGTGCTGCAAGATATAATAGAAGCACCGTCTCCTTGGGAGATCAAGACGTTATTTCAACGGGAGGTATGTGCGTTCGAGCTGTTGGAAATAGCTCCGTAAGAGCTACTAACGTCAATTTCCCCATGGGGGCTCAGACTAGCTCTGTGTCTGGCGTTTACTACAACCTAGAAGGTTCCGGTAATGAGCATGTGACAGGATACGCTGGACCTGGAGGCTCACCCGGGAATCCTGGCGTTGGGGGGAACAGATTTGGAGGGTCTCAAATATACATTTGGAATATAGCTGATTCATCTAGAATTAATGCTCAGAACCTTTTGGTATCCGGCGTAACTCCTTCTGCTATTGGTGGACTTGCCACAACTAAGCAGGGTTCTTTGGTTAGATCGGGATATCACGGGCCTGCCGGAAACTGGTGGAATGGCGTTGAACTCGATTACTATGGTTCAAATGGAATTGCTTCTAGCGGTTCCCCCAATTTGACTAGACTCGCTTATAACAATAGTGGACCTTTTAGGTTGATGATGGGTTCCAGATCAGATGTCAAACACTACTTTGATATCTCCGGTAACAGCGGAAGCACAACCTTTGGATTAGGAGAGTGTAGCGCTACCGGTGGAACTCCAACAGATCAGATTGTTGGACAAGGGTATATGGCTCCAGTATCTGGAGTATCTTCCGTCTCTGTTATTTCCAGTCCAGACTCGTACTACTTAACCTATGATCCTTCTGGGTATGGGCATCAAGTTTTTGGTGGGAGAGACAATGGCATACAACCGAGAAGTATGGGCACTACTCCTGTAGTCGCCGTTCCCGTTAGAGATTCTGATTGGCAAGGATACATGAGAAATTTCTTTGATCAATCAGCTGCCGATACATTTGCGAATGTCAGACATGCTTCTAATGACAAGGTAGGGTTTGCCTCTATCTATAATTCTACAACAGATGCAGTCAATAAGAATGGTATCGGAGAGGGTAGAGACGGAGATGTCGTTACCTTTGGAAAGGGAGTTAGATCCCTCAACTTGTTTGATCTAGATAGTTTAGTATAAGATGGTAGAAAACCTAACCGATATTAACACGAACGTTCGCAGATACAAAGCGAATGACCCATACTATTATGAGGTCGATAATCTTCCTATAGAAGAATTGGAAGCAAACGATATTGTATTGTCAGATAACCAGCTGGCAATCAACACTGAACTGGGGACTAAGCTTGACGAAGGTGCGGTAGACGCTAAGATTGCTGCTCAGTATACTAGCATCACACAACCTTGGGTCAATACTAACTTTTTTGATGTAAACGAGTTATTTGAAGGTCCGAAAATGCCTGGGCTCTCTCCAAGAACATCTACCGGAGTATACACTAGAGAAGAAATTGAATGGGTTCCTAATGGGTCACTCCAGAACGGTAATTTATTTACTCAGTTTTTAAGATCATACATAGTGGATCCAACCAATCTTCCGGTGGATAGCACCGGAAATGCGTGGG